ATTAAACTCAATACATCAGTAGGATTCCCACTTAGTGGTCCAAAACGAGATCACGTCATTGAGCTGGAACCAACTGAGGAGTGGCCAAATAATCGTGAGCTCGAACAGGTACTCTTAGACGAAATCAATCGTATTGAGGATTGTTATCGACGCGGGGAACGTGGTTACCCCATAGCCAAGGCCTGTAAGAAGGACGAGATTTTGGCGAAGGATAAGTGCAGAATTTTTTATGGTAATGCATTGTCTCTAACCTATCTTGTTCGCAAATATTACTTACCTTTGTTGCGTGTATTGCAAATGAACCCTTTGGTTTCAGAGTGTGCCGTTGGCATTAACTCCCATGGACCAGAATGGCAGGAATTTCATGAGCATGCGACCAAGTTTGGTATGGACAGGTTATTTGGAGGAGACTATGGTAAGTATGACCAAAAGTTACCCTCTCAATTGATTTTTGCCGCGTTGCGAATCTTGATTGATTTCGCGCGTGTGTGTGATTATACTGAAGAGGATATAAAGATCATGGAAGCAATGACAGGTGATATTGTATTCGCATACATTGCTTTCAATGGTGATCTAATTGGTCTTACTGAGGGAACCCACATTAGTGGTAATTCTCTCACAGTTATCATCAATGGTATATGTGGATCACTAAATCTTCGTTGCTTCTTTTATTCGCAGTACAAGCCTGTGAATTTTGACGAACGACTGAAATTTCGTGAGAATGTTGCTGCCATGACGTATGGTGATGATAACATTGGATCTGTTAAAGAAGGAATTGACAAGTTCACGATCAAAGGATGTTCGCATTTCTTAGCCGAGTATGGTCAAGTTTATACGATGCCCGATAAAGAGTCGGAGTTGTTAGATTTCCTTCCAGCAGAGGAGTTTGAGTTCCTTAAACGCTTTAGCGTTTGGCACCCAAAACTGGGCGTGCACGTTGGAGCACTTCTGGATAAATCTATATACAAGTCTCTCCATTGCTTTATGCGTGGGAAGAATTGTGTAGACACAGAAGAGAGTGCGTGTGCCCAGAATATCGATGGAGCCCTCAGAGAGTGGTTCAATCATGGTGAAGAAAAGTATGAGGAACAGCGTATCCTGATGAAGGAAGTTGCAACTCGTGCCGGTATTTCTCACATGTGCACAGGCTTGGAGCTCAGTTACAATGATCGAGTTGTAGACTGGGTGGAAAAGTATGGTGACACGCAGGAGTAATCCTGTGCGCACCGCCTTTACGTCACTACGGAGACGTTAAATCCGTCCCAGTTTTAAATCTGAAGGTAAGCAAAATTAGTATATGTATATGGATACCACGTGTATTTCGATATTTATGTGTTTTGTAGATTATTCGTAGGCTTTGCATATAAAACGGTCCCTAACGGGGAGTCGAGAGACGGGTTCACCGTGCCCTTTCATAAATACATCGTTCTGTATGAGTCGATCTGCTCTGCAGTCTGTACATAAATAGATTGGTAATAATTGTAAACGTAATGTACATTTAGATATTCTTGATAATGCTAGTGTGGACCTTGGCTCTAGCCCACCTACCCAGTTGGGAGGTGTCGAAAACAA